AGTCCTCCCGGACCCGGAACGGGGACAGCAAGCCTCCCAATGCGATCTGGCCATGAAACTGGCCGAAAACGCATGGACGCCCCCGGAGACGGCCTTGCCGTCCTCGCTGGCCCTGACCGCCGCGCCCCTTGACCCGGCCCCGCCGTTCGCCGCCGGGACCGGCCTGCTCTCCGTTTCCGGCAGCCCCCTGCCCGAAGTGGAGCCGGAACACGGCATCCTGAGCGCGCAGGCCCTGCGCATGAAGCCTAACGCATGGGCCGCGCCCGAAAGCGCCGGGCTGTCCACCCTTGGCGCAGGCACGCCTTCCCTTGACCCGGCCCCTCCCGCTTCCGGCCTGCTCACGCTGCTCGCGCCCCTGTGGGCCGGGGCGTGGACACAGGCCGGACGGAACTGGAAAACCCCCAAGCACCTTTCCACCCAATAAAAGGAGAACCCTATGGCACTCGCAACACTGACCAAAACCGGACGCGCCGCCATCGCGCTGGCGATTTCGTCCCGCCCCCTGCATCTGGCTTGGGGCTCCGGCGACCCCGCATGGGACGCCGACGGCGCAACCCTGCCCTCCCTCATCGGCAGCACCGCGCTGCTCAACGAACTGGGCCGCCGGACCCCCTCGCACATCGGCTTCGTGGAGCCCGACGAGGCGGGCGGCATCGTCATCCCCGTGTCCACCGGCTCCGAGGGCGCGGTGCAGGAGGCCCGCTACCGGCTCGTGACGGAGCAGACCCCGTACCTCTACGTCCAGACGGCCTACGCCTACAGTGACGCCTCCAACGCGATCATCAGGGAAATGGGGCTGTTCATGGACACCGAGTTCGTTGACGGGCTGCCCGAGGGCCAGCGCTACTTCACGCCCGCCGACCTCAAACAGCCCGGCCTGCTGCTGGCGGCGCAGATCATCCTGCCGCGCATCAACCGCAGCCCCTCCGTCCGCCAGACCGTCGAGTTCGTCCTGCCGATCTAGGGCCATTTCCGCCCCCGCAGCGTCCCCCTTTACGCCAATCAGCCAGCCGCACCACGCGCCGCCTTCCGAGCCCCTCCGGGGACACGGCTCTCGGCACTGTACCCGGCAACTTTCAGGAGGCTTTCATGCCCAACATGCCCGACAGCTATTACGACAACTTCAACGCATCGAAAAATTACGAGAAAATCCTCTACCGTGACGGCTACACGCTACAAGGCGCGGAACTGAACGAGGCGCAGTCCGCCGCCATGCACCGCCTGCAAGGTGTGGCCGACGCGCTGTTCAAGGACGGCGACATCATCCGCGACGCCGGGATCATCGTGGACAAGGAAACCGGCGAAGTCCGGGCCCAGTCCGGGGCCGTCTATCTCCGGGGCGCGGTGCGCGGCGTGCCCGAGGCCACCTTCACCATCCCCGTGGCCGGCACGGTGGCCGTGGGCATCCGGCTCACGCAGCGCGTGGTGTCCGAGCTTGACGATCCCACCCTGTACAACCCCGCCATCGGCTCACGCGGCGAGGGCGAGCCGGGCGCTTGGCGGCTTCAGGCCAACGCCGCGTGGGGCTTTGACGGCGACAACGGCGACGGGGAATTCTATGTCGTCTATACCGTGGACGACGGCGAACTGCGGGCCAAGGAAGCCCCGCCCACGCTGGATACGTTCACCCAGAGCATCGCCAGATACGACCGCGATTCCACGGCGGGCGGCTCGTACATCGTGGACGGCCTGACCGTGCTCATGGCCGGGGACGACGCCGACGGGCATCAGGTCTATACGGTTTCGGAAGGCCGCGCCCGCGTCAACGGCTACGGCGTGGACATGCCCACCTCCCGCCGCCTGACCTACGCCGCCGTGCCCGACCTGCGCCGCATCGACACGGAAGTGCACACCGCCGACGCCACGTCCACACAGTCCGGCGGACAGCGCATCACGGTAGCCCACCCCCCGCTGCACGACGTCGAGGCCGTGCGCATCACCATGCGCAAGACCGTCAGCGTGGTCCACGGCAGCTACTCCGGGGCCGCCGACGCCCTGCCGGACACCGCCGTCGTCTCCATCGTCGAGTGCCGTCAGGGTGATACCGTCTACACGGCGGGGACGGACTACAAAAAGAACGGCGATACCGTGGACTGGTCCCCCACGGGCAACGAGCCCGCCACCGGCTCGACCTATTCCTGCACCTACGAGTGCGTGGTCAGCGCCGAACCCAAGGGGCTGGACGCCGACGGCTTCCGCATCGAAGGCGCGGTCAACGGTTCCTCCATCCTCATCACCTACCGGCAGGCCCTGCCGCGCCTCGACCGGCTGGCAATCAATCAGGAAGGGCTGTTCGTCTGGCTGCAGGGCGTGGCCTCCGAGAGCACCCCGCGCAGCCCCAGCGTGCCCGCGTCGCTCCTGCCCATCGCCACCGTTGGCCAGACATGGCGCAGCACCCGCACCGTGCTCTCCGACGGCGTGCGCGTAGTCCCCTTCTCGGAAATCGAAACCATCAACCGCCGCATCGACGCGGTGCAGCAGGAAGTCGCCCGGCAGCGCCTTGAGGCCGACGTGTTCACCCGCGAATCCGGGGCACGGGCGGGCATCTTCGTTGATCCGCTGCTGAACGACGACATGCGCGATCAGGGGCTTTCCCAGACCGCCGCCGTGGTGGGCGGCGTCCTGACCCTGCCCATCGAAGCCACGGCAACGGCCCTGCCCAATGACGTGGCCGCGCCCACGGCCAACCCTTGGACGCCGTCGCCCCTGCTGGCCCAGCCCCTGCGTACCGGTTCCATGAAGGTCAACCCCTACATGGCCTTTGACCCGCTTCCCGGGCGCGCTGTTTTGAACCCCGCCCTTGACCGCTGGACCGAAACCCAGACCGACTGGACCAGCGCGGTGACCCAACGGTTCGACGTCTCCCGCGACGGCTATTTCCACATTGTGGTCGACCGCCAGACCTCCACGACGACGGAGACGGTGGGCTCGGCGACCTCCCAACTGGAATACCTGCGGGAAATCGACGTAGCCTACCACATTGAAGGGTTCGGCGCGGGCGAACAGCTTGCCTCGGCCACGTTCGACGGCATCGCGCTGGCCGTTTCCGGCACCGCCGACGGCAACGGCACGCTGGACGGCTCGTTCCATATCCCGGCCAAAGTCCCCTCCGGGGCCAAGGCCGTGACCTTTACGGGCAAGGGCGGCTCACGGGCCTCGGCGGTCTTCGTCGGGCAGGGGCAGCTCACGGTCAACACCCTGCGGCAGGTGAACACCATCACCACCATCTGGGTGGACCCGCTGGCCCAGACCTTTGTGCTGGACAAGGCTACACAGCTTGCCGGGGTCGACCTGTGGTTCACGGCGAAGGGCGGCGACGCCCGCCTGCAGATCCGCGACGTGGCCAACGGCGTACCCACCCGCACTGTGCTCACCGAAGCCCATATCCCGGCCTCTTCCATCGTCGTCTCCGGTGGCGGGCACACCCGCGTGCTCCTGCCCTCGCCGCTCTCGCTGGCGGCGGGCACCGAATACGCCTTCGTGGTGCTCTGCGACGACGCGGAGACGGCCCTTTCCGTCGCCGAACTCGGCAAGTTCGACGCCACCGCGCAACAGTGGGTCGTCAGCCAGCCCTATCAGGTCGGCGTGCTGCTTTCCTCCAGCAACGCCAGCACATGGACGGCCCATCAGGACCGCGACCTCACCTTCCGGCTGCTGGAGGCGTCCTTCAGCGGCGCGTCGAGCCAGCAGGAACTCGGCTCGGTATCCGTCTCCGGGGCCACCGACCTGCTGCTCCTCTCCCTCTCCGAAACCCCGAACGCCGACACCCGCGTCGAGTACGACATGGCCCTGCCCGGCGGGGAAACCCTGACAGTGGCCGACGGGCAGCCCCTGCGCCTCGCCACGCCCGCGACCGGGCCGATCAGCGTCAAGGCCCGCCTTGCGGGGACGCCGACGGCCAGCCCCGTGCTGTGGCCCGGCACGCAGCTCATCAGCGGGGCCGTGGGCCTGACCGCCGACTATGCGACACGCTCCATCCCCGCCCGCGGCGCGACCAAGGCCGTGCTCGTCTACGACGCCGTCATCCCCTCCGGGGCGACCGTCACCCCGCAGATCCGCAAGGACTCCAGCGAATGGGAGTCGCTCACCGCCGACGGCACCACCAATCAGGGCGACGGGCTTGTGGAGTACCGCTTCAAGGCGCCGCTCTCCAACGTCAGCGAGGCCAAGGTCAGGCTGACCCTGACCGGCACGGCCACAGCCCGTCCCCGCGTCAGCAACATCCGGCTCATGGCCGTGATCTAGGAGCCGCCATGATTGATGAAAAGACAACGTACCTGAAACTCCCGCTGCCGCACCCGGACAACCTCCTCGAGGACGACGTGCTACGGCTGCGCGAGACCTTGCAGGGCCTCGACGCCAACGCCAAAACGCAGGACGACGCCCTCAAGGCGCAGTCCGACGGCCTGCAGGGCGTGGAAGAGGAGCTGCAGCAACAGAAGCAGGACCTGCGGGACCTGCTCGCGGCGGCCGTCGTGTCGGCATTCTCCCCTGCGGGCTCACGCACAAGCGCCATCGCCAAGGGCACGAACTACACGGTCCCCGCCTATACCGTGGGGAACAAGCGGCTGCGGGTCTACCTGTGCGGCCTGCGCTGCGAGGCCGGGGCCGATGCCGCCGTACACCAGTATCAGGAAGTGGGGACTGCCGGGGCAGCCTCGACCGTCATCCGCTGGCACGACGCGATCCCCATGGACTACGATATCCTTGTGGAGGTGATCTGATGGCCAACCCCATGCTCATGCGCGCGCTCGATGAAGTGCGCCGCTTCCTGATGCCCAGCCGGGGCATCATCATGTGGTCGGGGACGGCTGCGGACATCCCCACGGGCTGGGCGCTGTGCGACGGCACCGGCGGCACGCCCGACCTGACCGACCGTTTCATCCTCGGGGCGGGAAAAACCTACCAGCCCGGCGCAAACGGCGGCGCGGCAACGGCTACCCCCAGCGTCGCCGCCGGAAATGCCCAAACGGGAATCGGCCTCGCTACCGCCGCGCCCGGCGGGACTGCCGGAAACGCCGGGACCGGAATCGGCATATGGAACGCTGCCCTCAATATCTGGACCGGGGCCGCAGGGACCGGAATCGGCATTCAGGGCACGACGCTGGATGGGAATACGCTTCCGGCTCATGCGCATAATATGAATATCCTTACCAAAGGAGGCGGGGGGGGAAACTGGATGCCGGGGCAGACAGGAAATCGCAATATCATCGCAGACGGTGTGATCGAATTTACTGGTGCTTCATGGGCACACGCCCACGGCGTTTCCGACCCCGGTCATGCCCACGCGGT